GCTTATACGAATCAAAATATGATGGTAAGCCAGCAGAGGAAATCTATGATGACCTGATGAAGAATGTGCAAAAAATCTCTATTGATGATTTGGTTGACCAAATGATTGATGATCACATGGATGGTGAGGGAGAAGAAGGTCAAGATGGCGACAAAGAAGGAAAAGGTCGTCCGAAAATGTCACCAGAAGAACGTGAACGTGCCCGTCAAGAAATGAAACAAGCTATCATTCAAGCGGCACAAAGTGCAGAGGCAGGTACTCTTCCTAAAGGTGTTGAACGTCTTATCAAAGAGGCTGTTGACCCTGTAATGCCCTGGCGTGAACTGATTCAGACTAACTTGACAAGTGCGATTCGCAATGACTATTCTTGGATGCGCCCCTCACGTAGAAGTTGGCACATGGATGCTATCATGCCCGGTATGACTCCCGGCGAAGAAATTGATGTTGTCGTTTCACTTGATATGTCAGGTAGTATCAGCGACAAACAAGCCAGAGCATTCTTGGGTGAGATTGCTGGTATGATGAATAGTTTCGATGGTTACAAGGTGCATGTATTCTGTTTTGATACTGATACATACAATCCTCAAGACTTTGATAGTGAGAACATGGATAGTATTGAAGAATATGAACCCCAAGGTGGCGGTGGCACTGACTTTGATTGTATCTTTGATTACTTGAAGGAAAACGCTATTGAACCTAAACGATTAATTGTGTTTACTGATGGCTATCCTTGTGGTTCTTGGGGTGACCCTGACTATTGTGATACAACGTGGATCATTCACGGTGATACAAATCCTAATCCCCCATTCGGTACTTACGCTATCTATGATGAAAAGTGAAAGGTAGTGTATGAAACAATATCTTGCAATGTGGGATATGTACGGGCTTGAATTTATATTTGATACCAGTAAGTGGGAGAAAGAATACATGTGGAGTATTCTTTCTGAAAAACCCAAGCCAACTACACCTAGTATTCAAATGATGATACTACGAGCAAAAGCAAATAGCCAACGATGTTATGAAATTTATTCATTCAATGCAGATGATGATTTGACTGAGGAATCAATTAAGTTAGCATTTGAAAGTTCCCCTCAGGGCATAGTAGATTTTATTCGTGCTAATGGTTCTAAAATTTACAGCGACCGTGCAGAAAAGAAAGCAATAATTATATGATGTATATTGGCACTAGTTTGGGTGGGTGCTTACTTAGCCTTATGAACAACGAAGTGTCCGAGGATGAGGTTATGGTAATCATAACCCGCACCGATGCACCTGACTATGAAAAATATATTAATGTAGTAACGTCATACCATTTACAAGGTAATCCTTTTGCCACTAATCCTGAACGGTATGAATTAAACGATTATAAATTAGAAGATGTACTTACACTCGCCGAGAGATTATGGTATTATGGCAAGATTCATCAACCTAGAAGTTTTGTTGAATCTACCGGTTATCGACACCCATTTCAGAATGGTGACAAACTTTGGTTTGAAGTAGTGCCTACTCTTGACAATTCTACTCCAGCAGTTGTAGATGCATATGAAAAATACAAGATGCTGAATATATTGACTAAGTAAATTTAAGGAGAAAGTATGGAAACTCTTTTTAATGTACTAGGTTACGGTATACTTTTTGGTGTCTTGTTTGGAATATTTTATATATTTGTTAGACTATTGAGTACTGCCTTTGAAGCACTAACACACCATGACGATTGATAATGGAAGAAATAAATTTAAACATTTGGTTTAAAGACCGAGAGTTAAAAACTGTCCCGCCACATTTTATCAAGGGACAAACTCAACTAACTCAAGAAGGATATTTTTGGGCAAAGTCAAAACTATCAGGGCGTTTTGCTGTCAGTGAAGATGAAAGCAAGATAGAAGATTTTTTATTTGAAACATCACAACGTATCTATTTTGAAGAGCCACATGAAGCTATGATATACGAATTGCGTTGGTCAGGAAGTAAATAAATTTCTATCTTACAAATTCATATTAAATAACTGTATCCTTAAGGAGATATATTATGAGTTTTTTAAGACATGTGGGTAAGATCGGTGATCGCAAAGTTGCTATCATATTCCGCGAAGTTCCAGGTGAACAACATATGTGTTTAGTAACGTATACGGAGACACTTAACCAGCATATACATGATGCTATGATGAAGGCTATCGAAAGTCAAATTGGACAGAGTGCTGAAAATTTGGCAGATGCTTTAAATCGGTCTTACACAAAAGAAGGTAAAGTCATATTGCAAGTTCTTCATAAAGAAGGTCTTTTGAAAAAGGTTCAAACATCACAAGTTGTTGTCACACCTAATTCTACTACCAAGATCAAACTTGATGAATTAAATAAAATGTTAGATGAAATGCAACAAGGCGAAACTGCTGTTAAGAAGTTAGCTGAAATGGATTCTAGTTTAGGTATGCAAATTCCAAGTGATGTTGCCCGTAGAATGCGTGGTGATCAACCACTGACTATTCCAAATGCACCTGATGGTGTTTTAGCTGACAATGCTATTGCTAGTAATCTGATTCAACAAGCACAACGCATGGCTGCTGAGGCAAAAGGCTTGTTAGCAGAAAGTGCAAGACTTGAACAACAGGCTAATGTAATGTTAGGTATCCCAACTTCAACACAAACTACAACTTCAGAAGCACCAGTTGCTAAAAAGAGAGGTCGCCCTGCAAAGGCAACAGTAACAGCATAATAAGATAATGTCAATCACACCAGACTACATCCGAAAGTGGGAACACATCCTTGAAGATGTTGAAAAGAGTAAAGTCCCTATACAATTTATTAAAAAAATTGTAGTTAAAATGGTTGGTAAAAAACAACATACTATCAACATACAAAATTTACTCAAGCAAGGATTAGATCCTGATGAAGTCGAAGAGGTAGTCAGTAGGAAATTGAATGAGTTAGATCCACTCATAACAAGTTTTGAGTTTGTATTAAATGTAGAAACTATTGCAGAAACTGTACAACCTGAAACAGATAGATTACTTAATAAACTATGAAACAGTATCACGATTTACTACAAGACATTTTAGATAACGGAGAAATGAAAGATGACAGAACTGGCGTTGGCACTATTAGTGTTTTTGGACGTAATCTTCGCTTTGATTTGCGTAGGGGCTTTCCAGCTATCACTACCAAACGACTCGCATGGAAAGCCGTCTGCGGTGAACTACTCTGGTTCATCGAAGGTTCGCAAGATGAGAGGCGGCTTGCGGAGATCACGCATGGCAGCAAAGAAGGCACTGTAACAATCTGGACACCAAACGCACTTGCACCTTATTGGAAAAATAAGGCAAAGTTTGAAGGCGACTTGGGTAGAGTATACGGTGTTCAATGGCGACATTGGAAAAAATACGATGAGATGAAGGATATGGGTCCGGCTCATCTTAAACCAACTGCAAATCGTATATCTACAGATAGGCACGAAATAGATCAACTTAAAAATCTATTAGAAGGGCTAGAAAAAGATCCTAATAGTCGCAGACATATACTCAGTGCATGGAATGTGGGTGAAATGGATCAAATGGCTTTGCCGCCATGTCATGTAATGAGTCAATTCTATGTCAACAAAAATAAAGAATTATCTTGCCATATGTATCAGCGTAGCGTTGATGTTTTTCTGGGCTTACCTTTCAATATTGCTTCTTACGCATTGCTTACACATTTATTGGCGCATCACACTAATTTAAAAGTGGGTGAATTAATTATTAGCACAGGCGATACACACATATACACAGATCACATTGAACAAGTTAAAGAACAATTAACACGTGAAGAATTTCCGTTGCCGACGTTGATGTTAAACTCAATGAAGAATAATATCTTTGAAATGACAATGCAAGATATACATTTAGAGAATTATCAAAGTCATGGCGCAATCAAAGCAAAAATGGCCGTCTGACGAGGATCAAAAAACAATTGAATATATTGTTCACTCTATAAAAATGGGTGATGTGGAAGATCCCGACTTATTTGTAGCAGAACCCATATACAATTGGCAACAAACAGAAGCAGGTAAGTATGTGATGAAGAATAGCAAGCCTGCACCAATGTGGGTTAGGACTGTGGATTACAACTCATATGGGCAGTTATATGCAATTAAAGCATACTTTACACCACACCAATTAACATATTATAAGTTGAGATTTGAATGAACATTTTAGTAACAGGCGGTCTAGGCCTTATTGGACACAATGTAGTTAAACGGCTACAGGATCAAGGACATAACGTATCAATCATTGATACAAAAACAAATTATGGAATTATCCCAAAAGAAGAAATTGACTATCTATTATATCATCGTATGAAAAAGATAGATGAATATAAGGGTTTTGTTTATACAAAAGATATTTCAAGTAATGATATTGATAGTATATTCCAGATCGAGGAACCTGAAATTGTTATTCACCTAGCTAGCTTCCCTAGACAGAAAGTTGTGAATGCAAATCCAGCGTTAGGTAGTCGTACTATGAGTGAAGGATTACTTAATTTATTGGAACACAGCAATAAATATGAGGTAAGAAAGTTCATTTATATCAGTAGTTCAATGGTATATGGAGACTTTACTGATGATGTAACAGAAGATGCTATTTGTAATCCTCAAGGTCAATATGGCATAATGAAATTAGCAGGGGAGTGGCTCGTCCGTGATTATTCTCGTAGGACTAATCTTGTCCATACTATTATTCGCCCTAGTGCTGTATACGGACCTTTGGATGTAGAAGACCGTGTCATAAGTAAGTTTTTGCTTACAGCAATGCGTGGGGAAATATTAAAAGTCAATGGTATCAATGAGACACTAGACTTTACCTACGTTGATGATGCCGCAGATGGAATCGTAGCTGCCGCACTATCAGATAACACAGAAAACAAAACTTACAATATTACAAAGAGCCACAGTGTTACATTGCATGAGGCTGCACAAATGGCTATTAAATTAGTAGGCAAGGGTAGTATAGAAATCAGAGAAAAAGATATTAATTTCCCTAGTAGAGGTAGACTGAATATTGATGCGGCCCGCAACGATTTTGATTTTAATCCTAAGGTTGACGTAGCTGAGGGGTTTCAAATATACTATGATTGGTTAAAAGGATCCTCATACTTTAATAAATAACTGTATGTGGATCATTAATTTTTTACCAGATTGGGTATTTCATACATTATTTGCTATAGGATTGTTGGGTACAATTGCCGGATTCTTATTAGGCTTTATACCCTTCATCAAAAAATATGTTTTAGTAATACAAGTTTGTAGCATATTAATTCTTGTTCTTGGTGTATTTTTGGAAGGCGCAATGTCAGATAATAAAGAATGGGTAGCAAGAGTTAAAGAAATGGAAGCTAAAGTTGCTGCCGCAGAAGCTAACTCACAAAAGGTTAATGTTGAAATAATTGAAAAAGTAGTAAAGAAAACAGAATATATTAAATTACGCGGGCAAGAGATTATCAAATATGTTGACCGTGATATAGTTAAATATGATACCAGATTTGCGCCCGGTGGTCAATGTGAAATTCCAAAAGAATTCATAACATTACATAACAAAGCGGCTGAGGCTCCAAAATGAAGGATATTGAAAAACAACAAAAGATTAGTACTATATTGTTTGTTATAATAACAGCAATCTTTTTCATTGCAATGTTTACTGGCTGCACAACTGTACCAGTGACAAGTAAATTCCCCGATGGGCCTGGACAATTAGTTATGTCACGTTGTCCTGACTTACAAAAATTAAATGATGACAGTAAATTAAGTGATATTAGTAAAACAATTACTGTAAATTACACTACATACTATGAATGCGCTATCAAAGTAGATAGCTGGATTAAATGGTATACCGATCAAAAAGTTATTTTTGATTCAATAAAATAATTACTCAACGTTTGCTCCGCACTTGGCTCGTTTGGCTCTAGTTAACGCACCAAAGTCTACTTTCCACTCTTGTCCAGGCTGTACCTCGGTAGCATTCTTTGGGAAAGCATAAGTTACCCCTGCTCGTTTCTGTATGTCACCTACTGATACACGAAACTTAGTCAAATCATTCCCCAAGTTGACATACGGTTTAGTGTGTGGGAATACCCATCCAGCAACTTGTCCTGTAGTTTGATTGATCACAATCTTATAGTAAGCATGGGGTACAATAACACCTTTGCCGATAGTCAAATCACCAGCGCCATACATAGCGCCAACGTATACTGTAAGTGGTTGGTTCAATTGCACAGCCCATCCCCTGACACTTGTTTCTAGTAATTTCCAGATTCCACGGTTTAAACTGCCGTGCTGGGGATACATGTTTGTCATTAAGAAACTTTCATATTCTACTATTTCACTCCAGCTTAAATCACCATCAGGAACTGCATGACCTTTGTCGTATCCTGTACCTGCATAGTCATCTGGGACAGCACCACCGACTATACTTTTATCTGCAACAAACGCATTAGTGCGTGGCCAGCATCCTAATGCGTTTTGTGGTAATAAAGTATATGCTACATAAGCAGGAATCTTTACAGGAGCATCATATGCCACTAGATATGCTTCGCGGCAAATTGGACTTGCTGGTCTAGCAGTTTGTGCAAACCCATACGGGCTATGAACTTGACAACTTTGTACTGGTAGTGGGGGACGCTGGTCCCAAGCCCCTATGTTAGTAGTAATGAAAAATAGAGATACCAGTAGAAATTTACGCATATTTGTTCCTTAATATACATATATTTATGTTTGGGTAGATATAATTCTTTAGCGATAAATATATTATAATGGGATAGTAACATGACAATCACAACGGCAAATATTGACATTGGCGATTTACCGAATGACGGGACTGGTGACCCGTTACGCACGGCCTTTGAAAAGATTAATGAAAATTTCGCAGAACTCGTAAACGCACTGCCAGAAGGTCCTGA